AACATTTAGAAAGTTCAACCGATATGGTCAAGACATTGAACAGATTGTTTACGAAGAACTTGGTACTTATTTCCTTGGTGGTTATCCTGTGGTCACACATCCTACACTGGGTCAAGATTTAAGATTCGGTGACAGATACGGTAATGTTCTTGACGCATACACTAAGTACATTGCAGCAGAGAAGTTCAAGTCTGTATCCGGTACTGCTATGACTTTCTATGCAGCGTTGCCATTGTCTTTCATTGAGGATATGCACTATGCATATAGGAAGTTTAGGTTTGGTGATACAAATGAGGAGTTTGTGATTACAAATATCTCAGACGGAAAGATTTACGACAATTACCTCTACTCAAAGTTGGATATAAAGTTTTTGTAAATTAAGGTATGGCTAAAACCTATAATGACTATCCTGCTTCTGCTACAGCAAATGCCCAAAAAGCATTGAAGTGGAAGAAGGAATATGGAGATGAGGTCAAGGGAATGACTGCTGTCGGCTGGGCAAGAGCAAATCAGCTCGCCAACAGAGAGTCTTTGTCGTACTCAACGATTGCTCGTATGGCAGCGTTTAATCGCCACAGACAGAACGCAGAGGTCGCTACTGAGTATAAGTCTACACCTTGGAAAGACCGTGGCTATGTTGCTTGGTTGGGATGGGGTGGAACTTCTGGAGTTAATTGGGCTATCCGCAAGGCTGAGTCTATCCGTAATGGAAACTTAGAAGAGCATTACCCAGAAAACGATAACGACAATGACAACGACCAAGAGATGGTGGACGGCATTGCTAAAATCATTTCACAGGTTAAAGACCTTGAGAACAGAATGGAAATTGCCCAACAGCAAATCCAAGAACTAAAAGAAGATGGGGTCTCTTTTGATGAAGCAGACTTCCTTAAAAAAGCAGGACTATGATTCCAGTATACGAAGTAGATATTGAGATGGAAGGATGGGAGTCCGGAATGACTGCCATTTCTCTTGTGTCAAGACCTGCTATTCAGCGTTCATTTGTTGCCCTATCCGAAGAAGAAAAGGTAGCGACATTTAAGTTTGCTGACGAAGAGAAGCGTCAATTGGTTGGACCTATTATGATCCCAGAGCAACTCATCTACCGGAAGAGTGAGCGTATGGGTGAGTACTACATTAAGTTCACCGCAGAAAGCATTGAGAAGATTATGGCTAAGTGGTCAAGAGATGGATTCCGTTCCTTTAATCTTGAGCATTCTATTGGCCTTGGTCAAGACTCTGTTTATATTCTTGAGTATTGGATTAAAGAATCAGAAGAAGACAAGAGCAAGAAATACGGCTTTGAAGAGCCGATTGGAACAGCCTTCGTTAAACTTCAAGTCGTTTCTGACTTGGTGTGGGAGGATGTAAAGCAGAACCAGTTGACTGGTTTTTCAATTGAAATAGATAGTAATTTGACAAAAACAAAAGAAGAGATGACTGAGAATCTAAAGTTCGCTGTCGAGATGGGTGAGCGTTTCGCCAAACTCGAAGGGGAAATCTCTGCTCTTAAAACTACCATTGAGTTTTTGATGAGTGCGTTGGAAGAGAAGGAGACCCAAGAAGAAGAGGTTACTGAAGAAGTAGCCGAAGAAAAGTTGTCCGAAAGTGCAACTGAAGAAGTAGAAGAAGTAGCAGAAGAGCCTGTTGCTGAAGAGGTGGTAGAGGAAGAAGTGAAATTAGAAGAGCAAGATAACTTGGTCGAAGAGGCTGAGATCAAGTTGTCTGAAGAGCAAGATGGTCAAACGGCTGAAGAAGTTGCTGAGTCCAAGACCATTGAGTTCAAAGAAATCTCCAAGGAAAAAATTAACTTGATTAACAAGTACTTGGGACAGCCTCGTTATTAATTTGTAAATTAAAGTAAAACAAGAACAAACTAAATCTTTATAAGATGCCTGTAACTATTGCAAACCTACCTTGGGGTAATCGTACCCCAGACTTGTTCATCGATGCGATGGTCAAGAGTGCCAAGGTGTTGGAGCGTTTCCGCCTTGTCGACAATGTAAAATCTAAGGCTAACGTGCCTATCTTCAGTGCCGCTTTGACTTTCGGTTCTGACTTGTGTGTATTTGACCCACAGTCTACTGCTGGAATCAACGAGAAAGAAATGACCGTTGACACCTACAAGTGGGCTTTCTTGAACTGTAAGAACGCATTGGAGTCTTCCTACCGTTCTGTATTGTTGAAGCAAGGTCAACACAACGAAGAGACTATGGACGCTCAATTCAAAGATTGGGTTTTTGAGTACTTCGCTAAGTTGTCTGCTCAGAAGGCTTTGGAAGTTGCTGCTACCAAGTTGACCACCGAAATGTCTGGTGATGGTACTGTATTGGACTACGACACCAACGCTGCTATCTCTGATTCCAATATCTTGGGATTCATGGAAGGTGCTTACAAGTTGATGAGTGCTACGATGTTGTCTGCTGTATACGGAGATGCTGATCGTGCTTACAAGCCAGCCTTCTTCTTGTCTACGAATGCTATGCAGTCTTACCAAATCGCTGTTGCTGACAAGTACACCACTACTCCTCAAGGAATCATCGAAGGAAACATCCCTAACTACTTCGGTATGGAGGTTATCCACTTCTCTTCTTTGGCTGCTGGTGAGTTCTTCATCTCTGCTCCTGACAACATCGTTATGTTGACTGATGACTACAATGATGTTCGTGCTATCGATATGAAGTATGAGTCTGAGTTGTCCAGCGACAAAATCTGGGGTCAGTTCAAACTTGGTTTCTCTTACCTGAAGGGTACTGAGATTGTTTACGCCAAGAACTTCGCCTAAATAATAATAGGGGAGGGTAACACCTCCCCTTTTTAAAACCTATAGAAAATGGCCTGTGAGGTAACTCTTTCTGGAATCACTTTTGACCCTTGCTCTATTGCAACTGGTGGTCTGAAAAATCTCTACTTGTACAATCGCTCTGCCGTTGATACGGAAGTTGTTGTAAACGCTACTGCTGGTACTTACACTTGCGGTACGAACTTGGTTGCTACTGGTGTTGCTTTGGACTTCAACACGAAGGACGGCTTCTCCAACTTTACCGATGTTAAGACCATCAACGCCAATGGTTCTTTTGAAGTAGTTCCTACTATCCAAGTAGAATTCTCTACGATGGATGTTGCTACTCGTACTGCCTTGGAGAAGTTGGCTACTCCCGGTGCTGAATTGGTTGCTTTCGTTGAGACTGCTGCTGGTACTCGCCACATGGTAGGTTGGGACTTCGGTTTGTATGCTTCTTCTGTTGATGGTGCATCTGGTGCTGCTCGTGGTGATAAGAACCGCTATCAGTTGACGCTGACTGGTTCTGAGAACTACTTGGCTTACCAACCTGCTGCTGCTATCGATTGGACGAACATCATCCCATAATAGCAATTATTGTAAATTAATTAAGGGGCTGGGGCTTTGCCCCGGCTCTTTTTATTTAAAATAAAGAAATAATGTCAACATTTTCATTATCTCAAGACGACAATTTCCAGAACATGAGTTTTGGAACTTGGGGATTTAGAAGAATTACAACCAGTAACCCATCTACTGTTGGTGAGGTTTATCGTGCCATTCAAGTTCTTGAAGACTGTGTTGTCACTGTAAACAACAACTTAGGCGATGACTTGTCTAATCAATTCTTGATTGCTGGCACTGTCATCTTTGGTGAGTTCTCCTCTATTTCTTGCACATACGGAACTATCCTTGCATACAAGGCTCGTCCTTAATTTGTATATATAATTATATGGGTCACTATTCCAACTCCATTAAACCTATTTTTAACGTAAAGGCTTTTAATGGATATGGGTCAAGGATTGCAACTGGCCCATATAATTCTTATAATGGTGAGTATTTCCACAGTATACGCACCTTAAATAATTGCGTTATATCTACAACTTCTGATTACGGAGATAGTCTTGTTAATCAGTATGTTTATGCAAATACTACGATATTTGGAAATTTCAACTCGGTAAACATTATTTCCGGTACAGCAATAATTAACTTTTCTGCTGCTTCGGAATTGAATGACCTTGTTTCTACTTACAGAAGCACTGGAGTTTCTCTTGGCTTTTATGAAGAAGGTATAGAATGCCTGAATCAAAAAATAAGTAATTTATTATGAGTTTAATTGATCAGGCGAGTTGGGTTATGGTTCCCTCTCAGTATAAAGAGGATACTGTTCGTGCCTTTAAGCCTACGAGTGAGTTAGGTAACCTTGCCTTCACACGCAGTTCTGACGCTACGTTTACTGACTCTACTGGAGTTGTAAGACGTAGCCCTTGGAATTTAGTGACGTTTAGTGAGCAGTTTGATAATGCGGCTTGGACTAAAAGAAGCGCTACAATATCTGCGAATGTTATTAATGCGCCAAACGGTACACTAACTGCTGACAAAATTGTAGAAGCGGCTTCAACTGGATTTCACTCAATACTACAATCTAACGCATCTCGTGTTGGCGTACCATATACGTTCTCCGTTTACCTTAAAGCAGCCGAGAGAACTTGGGCTCTTGTTTGGTTTGATGCTGAATCCGCTGGGGCTTACGTTAATTTGTCAACTGGCGAGCTTGGAACTGTTTCTGGTGGAGTTACGGCAAGTGTCACAAGCGTTGGCGATGGTTGGTACAGGTGTGTAATTTCCAAGAATATAGTCATTGGTGCGGGTGTTGCCGTATATACAGCAACAAGCAACGGGGGAGCGTCTTATGTGGGAAATGGCACCAGCGGTATTTTTGCTTGGGGCTCCCAACTCGTTGAAGGTACCGAAGCCCTACCTTACTTTGCTACTACTGACAGATTAAATGTCCCCCGCTTAGACTATAGTAATGCAGACGGAACTCTGTCCACCTGTCCAAGATTACTATTAGAGCCACAGAGAACGAATAGTATTCGTAATAGTTCTATGGTAGGTGCAGTGGCGGGTAGCCCTGGGGCTTTACCTACAAACTGGACTTCTGGCGGAACTGGCACACTGACCCGAACCTTTTCCGTAGGGACTGAAAGCGGTTTGTCTTATATAGACGTTAGGTATGCGGGAACAGCTTCAACAACGGCAGCAACTATAAACTTTGAAACGCTGGGGCAAATTGCGGCTGCAGCGGGGCAATCGTGGACGCTTTCTTCTTATTTTAGATATGTTAACGGAAGTGCAAATTCCGTCTTATTTGCTTGGGACGAATACAATGGAGCATCGTACTTAAATACAAAGTCAACTACGATAACACTCGGAAGCTCCTTAGCAAGGTTTCCATTTACCGC